GCCGACCCCGATCACCCCTGGCGCCGAGCGCTCGCCACCCCCGGGGGCGGGTCAAAAGTCTAAGGGTAGAGCCTTGGACACCGACGCCCACCTCGACTTTCATCGCTAATACAGGATTTGCTCCATGGCCCGCCGCCAGCGCATCGACAGCGCGGCCGGGGCGGTGTCGACGATGGCGCAAGCCGCCCGCGACCTCTCGCCGCCGGCCCACCTGAAGCTCCGCAAGGGCGACCTCCCCTTCTGGGATGCCGTCATCAAGGAGAAGCCGAAGTCGGAGTGGACCGACGCTGACCTTGCTGTCGCGGTGAACCTGGTACGCGCCATGGCGGATGCTGAGCGCGTTGCCGGCTACGCCGTTGTCGGCGGCGGCAACGTCAACCAGCGCAAGCTGCTCGAGACGATCGACATCAGCGACAAGCTGGCCCGCCGGATCGTCACGCTGCGGCGGGCGCTGGGCTTGGACAACCGGGCGAAGAACGGTGAGCAGCGCGACGTCAATCGGCGCCGTGAGCATGCCGACGAGATCGAGGCCGGGCACAACCCGATGGCGGGTGACGGGGACAGCCTCCTTGCGAGGCCGATCGGCAGCGCGTGACCCGCGGCGAACGCGTTATCGCGTTCATCCATCGCTATTGCGTCGTCCCCGAGGGCAAGCTGGTCGGCAAGCCCATGCGGCTGGAGCAGTTCCAGCAGAAGTTCATCCTGGAGGTCTACGACAATCCGGCCGGCACGACGGAGGGCATCCTCTCGATCGCGCGAAAGAACGGCAAGTCCGGGCTGATCGCCGCCATCCTGCTCGCGCACATTGCGGGACCGGAGGCGCGGCTGAACAGCCAGATCGTCAGCGGCGCGCGGTCGCGCGAGCAGGCGGCGCTGGTGTTCAACCTGGCTGCGAAGATGGTGGCGCAGTCGCCGGACCTCTCCAAGTTGATCCGCATCGTTCCGTCAGGCAAGCGGCTGATCGGCTTGGCGCTCAACGTCGAATACAAGGCGCTGGCCGCGGAGGGCTCCACCGCTCACGGCCTCTCGCCGGTGCTCGCCATCCTCGACGAGCTCGGGCAGGTTCGCGGTGACCACGACGACTTCGTTGAGGCTATCGAAACGGCGCAGGGTGCGTATGACGACGGGCTCCGGCTCGTCATCTCAACGCAGGCACCGACCGATGCCGACATGCTGTCGGTGAAGATCGACGACGCGCGGCGGACGAACGATCCGAAGATCGTCTGCCACGTCTATGAAGCGCCAGCCGATTGCGACGTGATGGACCCGGAAGCGCACCGCGCCGCGAACCCGGCGCTCGGCACGTTCCGGTCGGAAGTCGAACTGCTCGCGGCTGCCGAGAAGGCGTCCCGCATGCCGTCGGCGGAGAACGGGTTCCGCAACCTCTACCTCAACCAGCGGGTCAACCGGTTCTCTCCCTTCCTCGCGCCGGGTGTGTGGCTTGCCGGTAATGGCGAGACGGACGACGAAGCGTTCACAAAGGGGCTGGTCTTCGGTGGGCTCGACCTAGCGGAGACGACCGACCTCTGCGCGTTCGTGCTGATCGCATTCTGGATGGGCAAGTGGCACGTCCGCTGCTGGTTCTGGAAGCCGAGCGCCACGCTTCTGGATCACGCCAAGCGCGACCGGGTGCCATACGGGCGCTGGGCTGAGGCCGGGCTGATCGAGACGACGCCGGGCGTCGCGGTCGACTACGAGTTCGTCGCCGTGAAGATCGGCGAGATCACCGAAGGCATGAACATCGGCCGCATCGGCTTCGACCGGTACCGGTTCAAGACGCTCGAAGCGCAGATGCAGAAGCTGGGAATTACTCTGCCCTTCGAGCCGTTCGGTCAAGGCCATGTATCGATGGCGCCGGCGATGGACACGACGGAGATCGCGTTCCTTAACGGCCAAGTGCTCCACGGTGGGCATCCGGTGCTGACCATGTGCGCGGCCAATGCCGTCGTCGAGAAGAACGCCGCAGGCGATCGGAAGCTGAACAAGGCGAAGAGCACCGGCCGGATCGACGGCATGGTGGCGCTCGTCATGGCGATGGGCGTCGCAGCGATCGCCGAGGCTGATGCCGGGCCGTCTATCTACGAGGACCGTGGTGTCCTCTCGTTCTGATGGAGGACCGATGAAACTTTTCGGCCTCACCATTGCCCGCGCGTCGGAACCGGTGCACCTGCCGCGCATCCAAGCGCTCGGCAACACGCCATACGCGTGGGACATCACCGATCCCAGGGTCGCCGATTACCTCCGAGGCGGCCGGGCTACTTCCTCCGGCAAGACGGTCACCGAGCGCTCGGCCCTGAGCAACTCGACTTTCTTCCGGGCGGTCAACCTTATCAGCAGCGCCATCGGCATGCTGCCGACCAACCTGCTGAAGAAGACTGCGGAGGGTTCGGAGAAGGACGAGCGTCACCCAGTCCAGCGCCTCCTGAGGGTCAAGCCGAACGAGTGGCAAACGCCGCTCCAGTTTAAGGCCTACATGCAGGGCCGCGCGCTGCTGCACGGCAACGCCTACGCCTATAAGATCAAATCGGCCGGGCGTGTCATCGGGCTTGTTCCGATCGACCCGCGCCGCATCACGGTATCTTTGGGGGCGGACTTCCGGCGCAGCTACCGGTGGACGAAGCCGGACGGCAAGCAGGTAACGCTGTCTCAGGACGACGTTTTCCATTTGGCGGCTCCCTATTCGTCTGACGGGATAACGGGCGACGCCCTGCTGAACGTGGCGGCTGAGGCGCTTGGGCTCGCCGAGACCGCGGACGAGGCGGCGTCGCGTCTGCTGCGGAATGGCGCCTACGTCGGCGGCGTGTTGAAGCACCCGAAGACGTTGACGCCGGCTGCAATCGAGAACCTGAAGCGTCAGTTCGATGAGCGTCACGGCGGACCGGAAAACGCGGGCAAGTGGCTTGTCACCGAGGAAGGCCTTGAAGCGCAGGCATTCGGGATAACAGGCCAGCAGGCGCAGGGCATCGAGCAGCGCAAGCACCAAGCGGAGGAGGTATCCCGCTACACCGGGGTGCCGCGCCCCCTCCTGATGTTCGATGAAACGAGCTGGGGCAGCGGCATCGAGGTGCTGGGGATCTTCTTGGTCACCTACTGCCTCCAGCCATGGTTTACCGCTTGGGAAGAGACGATCGAGCGATCGCTCCTGACTGAGGCTGAGCGAGATTCACACGACGTCAAGTTCAACGCTGGCGCGCTTCTCCGCGGTTCGCTGAAGGATCAGGCCGAGATCCTCGCCAAGATGATCGGCGGGCCAGGCGCGGCTGGCTGGGGTGTGCCGAACGAGGCGCGCGATATGATGGACATGAACCGGGCCGCCTGGGGCGATGTCCCCGCGTGGCAGCAACCAGGAAGCGAGGTGCCGAATGGCGCATAGTGCAACCCAACGGGTGTTCGCGATGGCGCGTCCCGCGGCTCTCCCCGTCGATCACCGTCGCGACGTCTCTGCGCTGGCAAAGCCGAACGTGCTCGACCGGTGGAACGACGACGGCGCCGGGGTCCGCGCTGTCGCGAGCGGCGACAACGTCATCACGATGTTCGGAGCGATCGGCGAGGACTACTGGTCGGACAACCCGATTACGGCCAAGAAGGTCGCCGCACAGCTGCGAGCGATCGGCGATCGTCCCGTCGAGGTCCAGATCAACTCGCCCGGCGGCGACATGTTCGAGGGCATCGCGATCTACAACGTGCTCCGGGAGCACCCTCAGGAAATCACGGTCAAGGTGATGGGGATGGCGGCATCGGCGGCTTCCATCATCGCGATGGCGGGCGACAAGGTCGAGATCGGCGCCGCTTCTTTCATCATGATCCACAACTGCTGGGTCCTGGCGATCGGCAATCGGCATGACATGGCGGAAACGGCAGCTTTCCTCGCTCCCTTCGATCAAGCAATGGCTGACCTCTACGCGCAGCGCACCAGCAGCGCTGTCGCCGATGTGCAGAAGTGGATGGACGCCGAGACGTTCATGTCGGGCAGCATGGCGATTGAACGCGGCTTCGCCGATGCCATGCTCTCGGCCGACCAGGTCGAAGTCGACGAGGATGCGAAAGCATCGGACCGCCACATCAACGAGCTTCGCGCGATGGAGCTCTCGCTGGTTGCCTCGGGTCACACTCGCACCGAGGCGCGAGCCCGCATCAACAAGATCAAGGGCACGCCAGGCGCTGCCCTCGAACCCGCTACCACGCCGGGCGCTGGTGGCACTGAAATGGCCGACGCTCTGCTCGGTCTTCTCGCCAACGCTACCGCCTGAGGAGGCACCCTATGAAGCACACCACCGCGCTCGCCATGCTGGCGGGCTCCTCGGCGCTCGCCGCCATGCCATCCGCCGTCGCGGGCCGCGTCCGCGCCGATGCGCAGGATCCTGTCGCGCTCATCGCGCAGATCAACACCGCCGTCACCGCCATGCGGAACAAGCAGGACGAGTTGGCCGCCAAGGTCGATCCTCTCGACGTGGCTCAGATCGCAGCCATGAATACGTCGATCGGCGAGATGCAGGCGACCTTGGACGGCTTCGCCACGCAGATGGCCGCCTCTCGCCTAGGTGTCGGCTCCGGCCCGGCTCAGCCGGAGAACCCGGAATATTCGGCAGCGTTCAATGCCTTTACCCGCCGAAACGAGATCAGCGCCGCGATGTCTGTCGGGTCGAACCCTGATGGAGGCTACACGGCGCCGATCGAGTGGGATCGCACGATCGCCAACCGGCTGAAGCTCATCTCGCCAATGCGCCAGTATTCCACGGTTGAGTCGGTCGGCACCGCCGGCTTCGTGAAGCTGTTCAACGATCGTTCCGTGGGCTCCGGCTGGGTCGGCGAGACCGCCAGCCGCCCCGCGACCAGCACGCCGCAGCTCTCGCCACTGACCTTCGGCAACGGCGAGCTCTACGCCTTCCCCTTCGTCACGCAGCAGCTGCTCGATGACAGCCAGGTCGATATTGAGAGCTGGCTGAACGGGGAAGTCGCCACTGAGTTCGACCGTCAGGAGGCAATCGCCTTCCTCTCGGGTGATGGTGCGAACAAGCCGCGCGGCCTCTTGACCTACGTCACCGGCGGGTCGGCCGCAGCCGTCCACCCGTGGGGAGACATCAAGGCGATCAAGAGCGGTGCGGCTGCGGCGCTAACGCCGGACCAGATCGTTGCGCTCGTCTACTCCCTGCCGACGGCCTATCAGGGCAATGCCAAGTTCTTCGGCAACCTGAACACTCACGGCGCACTGCGTCTGATGAAGGATGGTCAGGGCAACTATCTTTGGCAGCCGAGCTACCAGGCGGGAGAGCCGGCTACGCTGATGGGCCGTCCGCTCGTCGAGCTTCCGGATATGGCGGACGTCGCTGCCGCGTCCGTTTCTCTGCTCTATGGCGACATGGCGGAGGCCTACCTGATCCTCGACCGGATCGGCGTCCGTGTCATCCGCGATGCGCTGACGAACAAACCGTTCATCGGCTTCTACACGACGAAGCGTGTCGGCGGCGGTGTGAAGAACCCCGACGCCATGAAGGCGATGAAGACCGGCGCATGATCTCTGCCGGGCCAGCTTCGGCTGGCCCGGTTCTTCGAAGCGCCGACGAGCGCGACGCTTCGGCGAACCCAGGAGACCTCTCATGTCCACGAAGAACCAGCCCGCCCATGCGGCGACGCAGGCCGACCTCGACACGTCGGCGCCGGCGAATATCCCGGCCGCCTCCCAGTTCGATGCGGCAGGCGCGCCCCAGCAGATCGTGCCAGACGTCGACCCGAGCCACCCGGCCGTCGACGCCGACCCGCGCGCCGGCACGACCGAGCAGCAGAACCGCATCGACTTCAACGATCCGACGCTGAGCGGCGCCGAGGCGGTGAAGCGCAACCTCGACGTGGCCGCAAAGGCCTGACGCCTTCGCCGCTGGCTGCCCCCTGGCCAGCGGCGATCCCCCTCATTCGATGGAGGTGAGCCATGGCAGAGCCCCTCACGATCGAGGAGATCGTCCAGCATCTCGACGTCGTCCGTGACGATCAGGACGACATGTTGTTCGGAATGGGCGTTGCGGCGCGCGAATGGGTGGAGAGCTACACCGGCCTGTCGTTCGACGAGAACTCGGTGACGCAGACGTTCTCCGGGTTTGATCGGCTCGGGAGCCTTCTGGCGTTCCCAGACGGCGACGAGCCCGAGGTGCGGATCGACTATCTCGATGCGGCCGGAGAGCCGGTGCAGATCACCACCGCCCGTATGTGGCGCGCGGTAAAGCCGGCCCGGTTGTTGCCGCCCGCTGGCGCGCAGTGGCCGGCCGACGCCGTCGGGCCAATCGCGGTCACCGTCACCGGCATCCCTTTTTCGCTGAAAGCCGCCATGCTGCTCATCGTTGGAAACCTCTACGCGAACCGCGAGAGCACCGTGACCGGCATCACTGTCGCCGATACCGGCGCCGTCGAAAACCTGTGCCGTCCCTACCGGATGCCGGTGATCGGATGACCCGCCGCTTCTACGACCGGACGGTTGATCTAGAGCGATATGGCTTGGCGCCGGATGCACACGGTGATGACGTCGCCAGCTACACACCGCTCAAGTCTGGCGTACCAGCCCGCCGCCGTCTCGCGCCCGGTTCCGAACGGCTTGCAAGTCAGCAGAACGCTGCCAGCGCGCCCCTTGTTTTCTACGTGCCGTGGGCCCCGATCTACGCTGACCTAAACCCGAAGGATCGCCTGATCCACGAGGGTCGACCTCTCGACATCGTCAGCGCCATTGAGGTTGGTCGACGAAGCGAAATCGAGATCGCGGCGGTCGGCAGCACCGACCGATGAAGTTCACGGTCAAGGTCGAAGGACTGAATGGGCTGGACGCTGCACTCGGCGAGCTGCCGCAGGCGGCTGGAAAGGCAGTGCTGCGGCGGATTGCCAAGAAAGCGCTCCAGCCCTTTGATCAAGCATGGAGGGAGAAGGCCCCTCACCTCACCGGACAGCTGGAGGAGTCTGGCGGTGTTGGCACAAAGCTGACGCGGCGGCAGGCTAGGATCAATCGAAAGCGTGACGATAAGTCGAGCATCGAGATGTTCGCCGGCCCCAATAATCCAGCCGCGGTGCCGCAGGAGTTCGGGACGGTGGATCAGGCGGCGCAGCCGTTCGTGCGCCCAGCCTGGGACGCGACACAGGGCGAGACGCTCGACATCGTCAAGAACGAGCTGGGCGGCGAGATCCAGAAGACTGCTCAGCGGCTCGCACGCAAGGCCGCCAGGCTGGCGGCGAAAGGATGACAATGGCTAGGCTCGTACCAATCTCCATGCGCGACGCGGCGCGCAGCTGCTCCATTCGCCTTCGCGTTGTGCATGTGAAGCGTACGCGCATCCGGCTTATCATCTTCGGGCTGCTGATCCGGTTGGCCGTGGCGATCTCGCCGACCAACGTCGACGTCGTCACCGACTGACATGAGCATGAGCGCTGACCTGCGCGACCGACTCAAGCCGGCTGCGGCAGGCCAAGTCTATCGTGACGAGTTCCCGCAGGGCGTCGTCGGTAATCGGATTCGGCTTCAGGTCATCAGCGACCCGCGGCCCGTCACCCACGACGGCGATCAGACGTTGCGCGAGACCGGCGTGCAGCTCGATTGCATGGCTGCGAGCCGCGGCGATGCCGACGATCTCGCTGAGGCCGTGATTGCCGCCGCCTGCCCGGCCGACCTGTTCGCCAACACCGCCTTTTCGCGCAGCTTCGTCGATCGCGTCCGCACCTACAGCGAACGCGCCGATACCGGCGTCGTCACCTTCGTCACCTCGCTTGACCTTCGGGTCTGGCATCAATCGGCCGCATAGGAGGGCCCATCACCATGTCCGACGCCAAGCTGGGCTACGGCTCCAAGTTCCTCATGAAGGCGCTCGCGAACTCGACGGCCCTGACCAAACTGGCCGAGGTGACGAGCGTCACCCTGCCGAACGAGCAGGTCGCCGAGGTCGAGGTCACCCACTACGAGAGCCCAGGTCGCACCCGCGAGTTCATCGCCGGCCTGAACGATGCCGGCGAGATCACCATCGGCATGAACTACCTGCCGGGATCCGATACCGACGACCTCATCGTTGCCGCCAAGGCTGACGGCGCGGTCCGCACCATGCGCATTGTCGTTCCCGATGGCACTGCCACCGGGCAGGCGTTCACCTTCCCCGGCTTCGTTCGCGGCTATGAACGCGACGTGCCTATTGACGACAAAATGACCGCGCAGGTCACGATCCGTGTCGCCGGCGCCGTGGTTCAGGCGGCGGCTCCCGCCGATCCGACGACCATCTGATGGCGGCGACCAACAACGGCACAGTGTCGTTCGACGCCGACGGCCAGGCTCACACGCTGCGCTTCACCACCAACGCTCTCTGCCTCTTTGAGCAGCGCTCCGGCATGACGCAGCTTGAGGCGGCGCAGGAACTCGCGTTCGCCAAGGACACGCCGCTCGGGGTCAGCGCCAAGACGCTGCGCGCGCTCTACTGGGCCGGGGCCGACAAGGGCGGCATGACGCTGGAGCAGGCCGGCGACCTCGTCGACACCATCGGCAGGCGTGAAGCGGTGCGCATCGCGATCGAAGCCTTCGACGCGGCCTTCCCCGACGCGGAAGATGGTGACCAGGGGAAGAACGGCGAAAACCCTCCGCTGGCGGCGGCTGGCTAGACGCCTTCCAGACTTGGTGTTCGGCGGGCCTGCCGCCGGACGCCTTCTGGAACCAGACGCCGCGGCTCGTCCGCGCGGCCATCCGCGGCGTCCAGGCGCGAGAGAAGCGGCTGCACCAGAACGCCATCGTCGAGGCTCGCTGGTCGGGCCTCTTCGCCCAGGCGCACCCAAAGGAACATGAGCGACTGCTGAAGGCGGCGCTCAACGACAGGAAGCCGCCGCGACCCATGACGGGCGCGGAGATCGGCGGCGCCATGAAGGCGTGGGCACGCGTAACAGCAGGGAGGTAGCGAATGGCCGGATCGTCCGTCATCGGCGCCCTGCGCGTCGCGCTCGGCCTCGACTCGGCCCAGTTCACCCGCGGTGCCAATGACGCCGAGAAGCGGGCCTGTGAACTGGGTCGAAATATCGGCAAGGCGCTGCGATCGCCGATTGACGCCGCCACGTCGCTCAAAGGCGCGATCGGCGGGCTCGCAGGTGCGCTGGCGCTGAAGGAGCTAGCTGGCGCGACCCAGCGTGCGTTCGACTATGCCGACGCTATCCAGGATCTGTCTGATCGCAGCGGCGCCAGCACCAAGGCCATTCAGGAGTTCCGCTTCGCCGCGCAGCTCTCCGGCTCCAGCGTCGAGGTTGCGGACGCTGCGACGGAGAAGTTCGCCCGCACCCTCGGCCTCGCGCAGCAGGGCAGCGACGCGCAGGTGAAGCTGTTTCGCTCGCTCGGCGTCACCAGCACCGACTTTGACACCGCTCTCCGGCAGACGCTGGATGGCATCGCCAAGCTGCCGACCGTCCAGCAGCGGGCGGCCGTGGGGTTCCAGATTTTCGGCAAGTCGTCCGCCACCCTCACCGGCCTTCTCGGGCAGGGCAGCGCCGGCTTTGACGAGCTGGCGACCCGCGCCAAGGAACTCGGCATCGTCCTGGGCGACGACATCATTCGGAATGCGGGCGGCGCGAACGACAAGCTCGACACGCTTAAGATGATCCTCAACGCGCAGTTCGCCAGTGCGGTGACACAGAACGCTAACTCGATTGTCGCGCTTGCCGATGGCATTACTACGCTAACCGGTGCGGTGCTGAAGTTCCTGAACTCCAACCCTCAAGCCGCATTGGCGATCATCGGGGGCATTGCCGGCTCTCGTGCTGGCCCAGTCGGTGCGGCAGTCGGTGCTATTGGCGGGTACGCCCTCGGCACGAAACTCGGTGAGAATGCCAGTGATGGCAATATGGACCTGAAGTATCGTCGACAGCAGTTCCGTGCAGCAATAGCCGATCGCAAGGCACTGCAGAAAGCGCAGTCGTCAGGCGGGCTTTTCTCCCTTCGCCAAGCTGCAGGATCTGGCGATGGTAGCGCGCAAGAAGTCGTGCGTCAGGGCCAGCTGTATCAAGACGCGATCGTTGCCGCTCAACGGGCAAAAACAGCCGGCGGTGCCGGTGGAGCACTTCCTACTGTCGGCACGGGGGAGGCCGCCACGGCGGCAAAGCAGGCGGCGGCAGAAGCTAAGCGGCGAGAGGCCGAACGGAAGCGCGCAGCAGCCAAGGCGCTGGAGGACGAGCGCCGCTACCAGCATGATCTCGGGCGCAGCCGTGACGAGCAGCTAAACGCGCAGCTCGACCTCACCGCCGATCAGAACGAGCGGGTCAACATTCAGACGGCGCTACTCGACAATGAGCATCGCGCGCGCGTGGAAGAGATTCAAACCGACAAGGATTTAACGGCCGCGCAGAAGGCGCAGCTTATCGCATTGGAGGACGGCACGCACCTACTCCGCGCGCGCCTCCTGCATCAGCAGGATCAAGAGGAGCTTGCTCGGCAGGCGCTCGACAATGAACGGGCCGCCAATGACAACCGGCAGGACGTGCTGACGGCAACGGCAGCGCTGGCTCGCACGTCCAAGGAACGTGGCCGAATTGAGCTTCAGATCCTCGACCTCCAGTTCGACCAGCTGAAAGCCGAGCAGCAGAACGCTCTCGACAATGCTCAGCGTCGTGGCGACGTCAACGGTGTGCAGCAGGCCCAGCAGCGCCTTGGCACGCTCGACACTCTGCAAAGTCTCGCCCGCGCGAAGTCACAGCGCGACAACGCCGGGCCGCTGCAGCAGTATTTTGACAGCATCCCGCGGGGGGCGGACGAAATGAACGAGGCGCTTCAGCGGGTCGAAGCCGACGGCTTGGGCATGCTGATTGACGGACTCTCCAATGTGGAGGGCGGGTTCAAGAGCCTCGCATCAACCGTCAGCAACGTGTCTAACCAGATCATCTCGTCGCTGCTGAAGATCGGCCTGCAGAAAGGCATCGCCGCGCTGTTCGGCGCTATTTTCCCGCAATCATCGGGGGGCCTATCTGGCGGCATCTTCAACAGTCCAGGACTCACATCCTCGATCGGCATCGGTTCTGTCGACGCGATCAAGCTGCCGGGTCGGGCGAAAGGCGGATCGGTCATTGGGGGTCGCGCCTACATAGTCGGCGAAGAGGGGCCAGAGCCGTTCATCCCCAGCCGTTCTGGCACGATCATTCCGCACGACATGATGATGGCTGGTGGTAATACGGTCCACCAGACGATCCAATTTACTGGCGCAGTTGATATCGCCGACCGGAAGTTCGTCGTTCAGGTGGCAGAGGCGGCACGGCAGGCGGCCATTTCTGGTGTTCGCGAGGAGGGCCGCCGTCGTGCTTGAACTCGCGTGGCCCGATGATCTCACGCCCTACAAAGTGGCGTTCTACCTCCAGGCGCACGTCGGTGGGCAGGAGAGCCCGATCACGCGCGTGCGCAAGGTCTACGGGCTATCCGCCCCGCGCTGGGTTGCGCGGCTCAGCTTCCGGGGCGGCTATGACGGTGCGGTCCGCCTCGGCGACCAAGCGGGTTACGGGTCGCGCCTCGATGCGCTGATCGCGGATCTGGATGGCGGCCTCAACCTAATCCGCTTCCACGATTGGCGGCGTCCGCTCCCGACCAGCCCCGTCGCAGTATCCGGTGCGTTGGTCAGCCGTGGTGCCGCGAAGGGCTCGTGCAGTATGCAGGTCGCCGGTTTCGCTCCGAACAGTCGCGCCGTCAGCGTGGGCGATTACGTCGGTGGCGATGGTCGCCCTCATCTCGTGACGCTCGCCACGACGCGTGCCGCTGGCGGGCGAGTGACCGGTGCGGGATCGGTAATGGCGGATCCGGCGGGCGTCGCCACCATCGGCTTCAGGCCGCCCCTGTCCGCCGCCATTCCTGCCGGCGCGCCGCTGACGTGGCCAGTCACTGGCCTCTTCCAGCTTACCGATCCCGACGACGCCGGGCAGAACGAAGTGATTGTCGGCGATGCGGTCGAGCAGACGCTCAGCTTCGCGGAGTTTCTGTCGTGACCGGCCTGCGCGACCTGCCCCCTGCCCTCGCGGCGGAGATCGCCGCGCCGGAGCTGCGCCCGTTCCTCGGCCTGCACATCGACCTGCCCGACCCGGTCCGCGCGGTCACCGGCAATGCCACCATTCGCTACGCCAGCGAGGAGTGGACGGCGATCGGCGGCATCGGCTCGATCGACACCATCGGCGAGGGCACAGACGGTTCGGCCACCGGCGTCAAGGCGACGCTCTACCAGGTGCCGAGCGAGTTTCGCGACGACGTCGCCGACCAGGCGGTACGGGGCTGCCTCTACGAGCTGTACGTCGGGGCTCTCGCGCCTGACTATCAGGACGTGGTCGGCTTCAAGCTGATCTGGAAAGGGCGGCTCGATAGCTACGACATCACCGATGCCGGCGACACGCTGTCGGTGTCGGCGGGTGGCGAGAGCCGGATGCGCGACCAGCGCCGACCCGCGATCAAGCGGTTCACCGACTGGTGGCAGCAGCGCCGCTATCCCGGCGACCGTGCGTTCGAGTACGTCGCACGGATGACGGAGGTGCCGATCCTCTGGGCCAAGGCCCGGCAGGACGCAGTGCTGTGACCGAGCCGGCCTGGGCCGCGCACTGCGGCGATCTGTGGCGCGCGCACGTGCTCGCCGCGATCGGTCGCGACGTCTGCGACATAGTCGGTCCCTCGCCGCGCAGTCGGCGCGAGTGGATCGCGCTGATGCGACGGGTCGGCGCGCGGTGCATGCGCGACGTGATCGCTGCCGTCCACGGCGAGCCGATACCGTACCGCACCGCCCGTCGCGGCGACGTCGTCCGGCGGGGCTGGGCGATCGGCGTCTGCCGGGGCGAGCGCGCCGAGTTCTTCGGCGGCGAGATGGTAGCGATGCGTGACGTCGACGACACGTGGGCTGTAGCCGGATCGGAGGGCGCATGGGCAAGGTCCTGAAGGCTATCGCCGTCATCGCGATCGTCGCGGCGGTGGCCTACTTCGCGCCCACCCTCGCGCCGGCGCTGCTGTCCTCGATCGGGGTGACCGCGACCGCCGGCGCCATCGCCGCGGCGACCGCCGTCATCACCGCCGTCGGCGCAATCGCGGCCGGTGCCGTCAATGCGCTGCTGACGCCGAAACCGTCTGCGGCCGGCACGGCGACGCCATCCGTGTTCCGCCAGTCGCTCGCCTCCAGCTTCCTGATCTACGGCCGGCGCCGCGCCGGCGGGCTGCTGGTGTTCTTCCACCCGCGCACCGTCGGCAAGGAGCAGTACCGCTACTTCGTGATCGCAGTCGCCGGGCACCGCTGCAAAGGTGTCGTGCGGTGGTTCTTCGGCGATGACGAGATGACGGTCGACGGTAGCGGCATGGTGACCAGTGGCACCTTCGCCGGCAACGCGTGGCTGTGGTTTGCCCGCGGCGACGTCGACCAGGCGGCGCATCCCGTCTTCGTCGCCGAGACGGACGGCAAGTGGACCGCTGCCCATCGTGGCCGCGGCACAGCGCTGATCTACGCCAGGTTCCACATGGTCGATGCGGTGGTGCAGGCCGGCATGCCGAACATCACGGCGGAGATCGACGGCAAGGACGACATCCTCGACGTCCGCACCGGGCAGCGCGGCTTCACTCGCAATGCTCAGCTGATCTTCCGCGACTTCATGGCTATGCCCCGCGAGGAAGGCGGCTTCGGCTGCTATCCGGACGAGCTCGATGACGACTGGGACGCCGCTCAGGCAAGCGTCTGCGACGAGCCGGTGCCATTGGCGGCAGGCGGCAGCGAGCCGCGCTACGTCTTCGACAGCTACATCACGACCGGCGCCGCTCCAAGCGAGGTACGCGACACCTTCGTGACCTGCTGCGCGGGCACGTTCACCTACTCGGGCGGCAAGATGCTGATGCGGCCGGGCTACTATGTCCCGCCGTCCGCGACGCTGCACGAAGACGATCTCGCCGGGGCGATCGTCGTGCCGGCGCTCCTCGCCGGCGACGAGGTCGCGACCGAGGTCACGGGCACGTACATCAACCCGCAGACGCTCTACCAGTCGGCTGACGCGCCGACGCGCTCGATCGCGAGCGACGACATCCGGCAAGTGTCCGTCGATATGCCGCACGTCACCTCGGGCACGCAGGCGCAGCGGGTGATGGAGATCGCGCTGCGCAAGGCGCAGGCCGAACGCCGCGTGACATGGCCGATGAACATCGCAGGGATCGCCATCTCCACTCTCGACACCGTGCAGATCGCGACCGCTCGGTACGGCCTTTCGAACTATTCATTTCAGGTAGGCGGCTGGGGGCTGAGCCAGGACTATTCGGTGGTGCTCCAGCTGGAAGAGACTGGGCCCGAGATCTTCGACTGGAATGCCGGGATGGAGCTGGCCGTCACTACGAGCGGCGAGATCGTCAAGGCCGAGCCGATCGAAGACGCACAGGCGGGCAGATCTCTCATCTCCCTCTCCCTTGGCGGCGGCAAGGGCGGCGACACCTACGACGCCGACGAGATCACCAGCATCCGGCGTCGCCTCGCGACCCTCGAACAGCAATAGCGGCAGGAGTCATCAATCATGTCCAACGTCGCTCATCTGCCCATCGTGGCGGATCGCTACGGCGCGTGCGTGCGCCAGATCTACGTGGAGGGTTTCGACCTCTCCGGTGTCACCATGCGCGCACAGATCCGGCTTGGCGGTGACGTGCCCGGTGCTCCGCTGGTCGATCTGCTCACCGTCACCAATGGCAACGCCGAAGGCCTGCGACTGGTTGAAGTGGAGACGACTGCCGGAGTCCCTGTCAGCCACGTCGAGTTGGTCATCAACGAAAGCACGCTGGAGGGCCTGCCCTACATCGGCGAGATAGGAGATGCGACCAGCCTCGCCTGGGACTGGCAGATCACGCTGGCAGGCCGCAAGCAGCGCATCGCGCGCGGGGCGTTCATGATCACCGGCGATGGCGTGACGGGTGCCGATGCGGCTCCTGCAAATCGCTCGTCCGGCTGGTCGAGTGGCCGCGCGCTCGCTGACGGGATGCGGACCGGCGCCACGCTGACCTTCGGCGACGACGTCACGCGCGTATCGATCGATGGCGCTGCTCTCGCCTTCGTCGCGTCAGGCCGCGCCGAGAAGGCCATGGGCGCGGCCGAGCTCGCAGCCGCCAGCGCCACCGCAGCAGGCCGCTATTTTCCGACCCGGCTCGCGGGAGAAACAGGAAGCTCGACGGGGCAGCTGTTCTCGACCGACGACGGCGCGGGCAACGTCATCTACTATCGCCGGGTCGATGCCGGCTCGATCGAAGTTGGCCGCGCCCTGACGCCCGCCGCGATGCAGGGGCCGAGTGGGTCGAGCCGGGTGGGTTTCCGGCAGGACGCAGACGACGCCGTCGACGAGACCGTGCAGACGGTGCTGCGGCAGCGCGTGTCGGTGAAGAGCTTCGGGGCGATTGGGGACGGCGTCACCAACGACCGGGCGGCCGTGCTGAAGGCCTATCGTCATGCCGTCCTCAAGAAGAAGTCGTTGTACTTCCCGGCGGGTGTCTACCGCTGCTGGCTCGTCATCGAGGACGAGGGCGTGGTTATTGAGGGCGACGGCTCCGCCAGGACGATCCTCAAGCTACCCGACGGCGCGCAGCACACCATTCCCGACAACAATGCGGGCAGCGGCCCTACCGCCACGGGCACGCCGTGCGTCCTCGACTTCGGCATGATCGGCCATGGCAACGACGCGACGCCGCGGGTCGGTGCCCACCTCTCGGGCCTGACACTCGACGGCAACAGGGCAGCGACCGCGGCGCCGGCGCTCGACCTGTTCGGCTGGGGACTTGCGTTCACCGCCTACAGCTCGGTCACCTATGACGACATCGTGGTGGTCAACTGCCACGCGGGCGGCATCGGTACGTTCATCAACTCGAACTATCACCGAGGCAGCAACTGGCAGGTCAGTCGCAGCGGCTACACGCTCGGTCATCCCGGCTTCGACGTGAACAGCTCCAAATATTCGGTGTGGTCGGGGGTCGTCGACAGCTGTCGCGAAGGCGCCCGCATGCTCGACAACTGCCGCAACAACGCGCTGGACGTGTCCATCGCCAGTTGCGACCGTACCGGCTTCATCTACGGCAATCAGATAGCTCCCAACGCACCGGGCACCGGCAACTTCTGCGAGAACAACGACATCGCGGTTCGCGTTGATGGAGGCTGCTCCGTCGCCGGTGTCCAGATCGGAGCCAAGTGCGCGTCGGGCACGCTCTCGGCGACGATCGCGAACGTGCAGGGCGTCGGCATCCAGGAGAGTCGGCAGGCGGCCGCGGGCGACAATCCCCGCGGCATCAACTACCGGGTGACGACGATCCGCGGCGGACGTGGCTCCTGCATCATCGGCGGTGACAGTGGCATCTGGGACATCATCTCGATCGATGATGGCCAGTCGGTGGCGACCGGTACGACATGGGCGATCGACGTCTTCGGAGATAGTAACATCCTGAGCGTCGCCTATCAGGATACGGCGGGCAAGCTGCGCGGCATCCAGTTCAACGCGGGCGCCGACGGCACCCGGCTGCTCGCCTACACCCACCGCGGCTCGGTGCAGCCGCTCGCCGACGCTGGCATCGGCAATTCGTACAGGGGCTTCAAGGAGTGGAACCCCCTCGCGCTCTCCAGCGGGCACGGCAACGCCTACGGCGATGGGCCGGTCGCATCTTACCGCTATCTCGATGACGGCGACGTGGTGGGGATCGGTGTCGTAAACGGGCCGGCGGGTGACGTGATGACGGTTCTACCCGTCCGCGCCCGACCATTGATGCGGTGCTATTTCGGTGGTGGCACCATGCCCTTCACCGCCGATCCGAATGGCGAGATCAGGGGACAGGGCGCCGGTCCCTGGAACTTGGCAGCCATGCGCTTCCAACCTGCCTGAGGATTAACTGCATGAGCAACACCAGCCTCGCGGCCCAGGCGGTCGCGACCGTAGCGCCGTGGCTGACGCTCCTCGCTCTGCTCGCGTGGTGCGTTCCGCTCCTGCTGATGTTTGCGCCGGTGTATCGCCTCGCACGACGGCGTGGCCGGTCGCTCGACTGGATATGGGCTGTGCTGCTGCTCGGCGTCATCAACCGGATGGCGTCCGACTTCCTCGGCATGCCGCCCGAGTTCCAGCACGTCTCCGCCATCATCATCGCTGCGCTGCTCGCCGCGGTCATCCGGAGCTACCAGCATGGCGACGCCTGATCAGATCCCGACGACCGTCACGAACTTCACTTGGTCCGCGTTCTTCGGTCTGCTGGCGGTTATCATTAACGGGTCGGCTTTTGGGATCTGGCTGAAGACGCGTCCGACGAACCGCAAGCTCGACATCGACGCCGATCAGCGCCTTCGTGAAGACCTAATCTCCCGCGTCGAGAAGCTGGAGCGCAAGCTGGACGAGGAGCGCGCTCAGCACGAGGCCGTGGTGTCGATCATGCGGCACCGGCTCAACAACAGCGACCAGTGCATCGAAGCGCTGCTGCTGGTGCTCGATGACGACGACCTGCCGCCCAAGGTCAAGCGCGCGGTCACCGCCATCAAGCAGATGCGTGATCGGCAGCGCAGCGAGGAGGCAGTGGAGAAGGCGACGATCCAAGCCGCACGAATCGCCGCGACGACACCCCCAGCGGAGTGCCCCTGACATGAGCCGCACCGTTCAACTCGCCGGCGTGATCGCGATGACGATCCTCGCTGGGGCGATCCTCTACCTGATCGGCGACACCTACCACGCGGCGATTGCCAAGGTGACGCCGGACGGAAAAGTGCCGCTGGCGGACGCCGGGCTGTTCACGGCGTTGCTGCTCAGCTTTCGTGAGGTCGTCGGCGTCATCAAGTCGATCTGGGAGCACGCGGACCGCAGCGACCTGACTACCGCGCTATCTAATTCTACGCCGACGGCGACACCCAACCCTCCGGCTGAAGAAGGGCGCTGAGCGCCTCGCCGGCTGTGTGTTCCGCATGGCGAGGCGCTCAGCGCTTATGTTGGCAGGGAGAGGAGGCTGCCTGAGTCCCTCATACCGGTAGATGGTTAACAAGTCGCCAACGATCGAGCGGGTGCTGAGCGCGATTGTGCGATTGTCCAGAACCGATCCTGACCAACCGGAATGAAAAAGACGCTGAACACCCTGCCTGATGGCGAGGCGTCCAGCGCTGAGTCTTGGCAGCTGGAGGGCCTGCCAAGGCCGCCCTCGCATCCAACATCCTAACAATCGGAGAACATCCATGACGACGGCATCAGAGCCGGCGTGGCTTCGTGCTGCGCGGGCGAAGCTCGGCACGCGTGAAGCGCCCGGCGCGGCGAACAACCCGACGATCCTCGGCTGGGCGAAGAAGCTCGGCACCAAGGTGCTGGGCATGATCTACAATGCGGACAGCGTGCCGTGGTGCGGCCTGTTCGTCGCCACCTGCATGGCGGAGGCGGGCCTGCCGACTGCGCCGATCGCAGTGCGGGCGAAGAGTTGGGCCGACTACGGGTCCGGCCTGAAGGTCGACCGTCTTGCCCCTGGCGCGATCCTCGTCTTCGCCCGCGAGGGCGGTGGGCACGTCGGCTTCTACGTCGGCGAGGATGCCACGGCCTACCATGTGCTGGGCGGCAACCAAGGTGACTGCGTGTCGATCACGCGCATCCTGAAGACGCGGTGCATCGCCAGCCGCTGGCCGGCCGGACAGCCGGTAATCGGCGGGCCGGTCAAGATGAAGACGATCGTCGGAATCCAGCTGTCGCGGAACGAGGCGTGACCGCCCTCGCCCTCTTGCGCCGCTTCTGGCCAGCGATCCCGGTGCTGCTGCTCGGCCTGTGGGCCGCGCGGCTCGATCACCTCCGCGCCGGGTATCGCGCTGACCTGACCGCGGAGCGCAGCGCCCGCGCGCTCGATGCCGCCAACGGTCGCGCCCTCGCCGCCCAGGCGGAGACCGGTTTCGCCAAGGTGCAGGCGACCGCGGCCACATCCTACGCCGATCGGCTCACCACGCGCGAGCCTATCATCCTCCACTCCACGGACACGGTGAGACACTATGCGACTACGCCTGCTGGCCGCGCTGCCTGCCTTGGTGCTGACCGCGTGCGCGGCATCGACGCGCTCGACGCCGCCCTCTTTACCGACGATCCCGCCGGTGCCGATCGAGGCGCAGCGCCGCTGCCTGCCGACGCCGGCCGCGCGCCAGCCGGACGGTAGCGCCACCTCCGCCGACGCGGAGGCCACCATCCGCACAGCTCGTGCCGACCTCGCCGCCTGCGACGCGCGCCGCCAGTTGGCGGTCGACGCCTGGCCCGCCAATCCGAAGGATCGCTGATGGCCCTGCCCGACAAGGCGCCCACGTTCGTGCGGCGCATGGATCCACGCGACAGGCTGGACCTCTACGTCAAGCTGACCGCCGGCGAGGAGCTGTCCGCCATCCTCCAGACCGACGAGGTGGTGACTAGCTTCAGCATCGGCCTGACCGCGGAAGCTGCGGCCGCTGGCCTGCGCCTCGGCACCGACGCGCGCGCGCCGCGCTACGCGGACCGCACCTTCTGCTTCTGGCTGATGGTGCTGCCCGAGATGCAGGGGGCGGCGATCTTCTCAGGCACCGGCCTGACCCTGGGGGTGGAGATCACCTTCACCACCGACGTCGACGACCGCGAGAAGCAGTACACCGTGGGTGTAAAGGTGGTGAACAAGTGACCGAGCTCGTCTCCATCGCCGGGAGCACGGAGCCCGGCCGCCAGGCCATCGCCGACTTCACCTTTCACAAGGGGCCCGTCGGCGTCCGCGATCGCGACGGCTGGATGGACGTCGCGTTCTACGCGCCATCAGTCCGCACGACTCTGCCGATCCATGGCCTGCTCGACGGCCAGCGTGTGCGGATCACCGCGATCGACACCCGGCCGCTCGATCCGACCGTCCGCACCCGCGGCGCGACGTGCGCGATCACCGCCACCGTCATCCCTGACCCACAAGCCTGAGGAGCAGCCCGTGGCGAAAGCGCCCCTGTCACAGACCCTGATCCTCACGGAGGACGGGTCCACCATCCAGGTGACCGCAGACCGAGCGGTCGTCATCCCGCCGCTGGTGAACGCCACGGTCGACAACACCCTCGCGTCGTCGGCGCTGCCGGCCGCGTCCGTCGTCGGCGCCCCGGCGCTCTTCATCGCCCTCTACGCCCGCCTGACGGCGATCACGACGCGGGCCACTGCGCTCCGCGCCCGTCGCCTCGCCCTCGCCCCCCGCATCGCTGCACTGGAGTCCTGATCCATGGTCCCTGATCTCAATCTGTCCGTCTCTGCCCTTGCCCTCGCCTTCGCGGGCGTGCTGACCAGCGCCGAGGACGACCTGGATACCTTGGGCGAGCAGCTCGACGCGCTGGAGGATCGTGTCGCGGACCTGGAAGCTGCGGGCGCGACGCCGCCCGTCACGATCTACCTCACCCTGACCGGGGCGCTGTCCTATGCCGCCAATGCAGCGGACGGCACGACCGTGTTCCTGATCGGCAATGTGCCGCCGGGACAGACGCCCGCCATCGCTTCGCCGAATGACGGCAGGGTCGTCGTCGCCGGCAATGCCGTGGACGGATGGAGGGGCGTCAAGGGCGCGGCCGCATCGTCTGCCGGCAGCTTCGACGTGACGGTCACGGCGACTGGCGCGGTAAGCGTGACCAAGAAGGTGACGGTGACAGCGATCGCGACTCCTGCGCCGGCTCCGACGCCTGCGCCGTCTGGCAATCTGCCAGTGCTCAACAGCCGGTTCTTCGACGGCCAGAACGTACAGGCCGCCGACTACTACAATGCGGCGGTGATCGAGTCCGATTACGGTAAGTCGTGCGGCGTCTCGCACTATGGGTATTACGGTCTGATATTTGTTCCATTTGCTGGCGTGAACGGGTTGGCGACGTGGAGGACCAACGCCGGCATCACGCTTCAGACTCGACACCCTTCGATCGAAGTGCTGTCTTCCGACCCAAACACCGGCACCCACCGCGTCAATGTCAAGTATGACGCCACCGATACTAACGAGCGCACCGTGAAGTACGACGGTGTGAAGCCCGAATATATCACGGTCACGCGTGACGGCGTTACTGGCGAGTTCGCACCAGAGGCACTGAACGCCCCGCTAGGCGCTTTCATGCGTAATCTGGACATGGGCGTGCAAAACGGCATCGACCCGAATGATACGACGAGGCAGGATGACGCCGAACTGACGGACGCATCGCCTTTTAATGAGGCTCGCCGGTCTAACGGTGATGGCTTCGCCTCGCTGCCGTTTGAGCGACAGGCTCGTTTCGTTGCCGCAAAGCGGGCAGTCGATCCGGGATTCCTTGGGATCCTCGACGTCATTCCTATCGACAGGACGGAGCAGCAGCTTCGAAATCGGTTTCGCTACTACCGCGATCACGCGGGCGGCGCCTACTACGCGTTCCAGTGTGCCAACGAGGACCCTTGGAATCTCAATTTCCAAGGCGTTTTCCGTGTCATCGTTGAGGCGTTCCGTCACGGCTTCTACGGCACCGGCACCCACGCCAATCCAGCGCCTGCGCTCAATCCGTATGTCATGGCAAGATACATCGGCCGCGGCAGCACCGTCAGTCCCGCGACCCAGGCGGGCGGCTATGTCATCTTCCAGATCGGCGGAACCGGCGGCATCCTGATGCGCGCCAAGAAGGATGTTCCAGCCAATGCGCCGGTTGATGACAACGAGTTCTGGGAGACGATTTACGGCCACACCGAAGTGCAGAATTTCGGCAAGCAGTATCAGGCGCATTACCTTAACCGCGCGATCGACATTGCCAAAGAGGAGTTCGGCAGTCGCTACGATAGCGAGGTTGTCCCGGTTCTGATGGGCCAGAATGGCGCAGCAGGCAGCAATGGTTCTGTCCTCGGCCAGTTCGCGCCGCATCGTGCTTTCGTCCCGGAACTGTGGGCGAAAGTGAGGGGCTTCGGCTGGGCCTCCTACTTGGACTCTGGAGGTGCGGACGGCTACGATTACAGCACCGCGACTGCCGAGAACTGGGCATACTGGATCCGCTACAAGGCGTGGCCACATCTTCAAGCACAGCTCACGAAGGTCCAGGAGGAAGCAGATCAAGAAGGCAAGATCGCCATCTTGTATGAGGGTGGTCCGGCTATGTCGGAGGGCGTTCGCGTATCGACCAATCGCGCGTTGATTGATGCCAATATCGAGTATTTCAAGAGCGATGAATGCGCTCTGATGAGCGCAGACTACTCAAGTTGGCTGCGTCTAAACTTTCGGGGTTTGGCCGTGTACTTCACCGCCGTTGGGTCGGACAGTGTAGAGGGTTCTGGCCTGAGCGTGTTCGGCCAACGCGCGTCATTCAACGACACCACGTCCAAGCGGTACGTCGGCTATCAGCGCGGGCTCACCACGGACTACACGCCGCGTAGCACTGTGCCGCCAGCGCCTTCGCCTGCTCCGGCTCCCAGCCCTACTCCATCGCCTACACCCACGCCTGCACCGGCACCTACGCCTGCACCAACGCTTAGCGGCGCGCTCCCCGCAACTCTGGCGGAGCGCTGGACCGTCAAAACCGGCATTTCCGAGACAACCGCAGACGGCATCGTAGGCAAGTTCGTCAACGGCTGGACGGATAGTAAGAGCGGGAAAACTGGTACGCCGCGCCCGGAAACTTATCCACGTCTCATAGTAGATGGGTGGACAACGGGCATTGACGCCTATCAGAATGCAGCGTTGAACGAGAACATCGGCGGCCTAACCACTAACGCGATGATCGGTAACGATCCGTTCACAGTGCTAATCGCGTACAACTCCTACGACGGCGCGCGAGATATGAGCCTGTTCGGCGCTGTATTTGGAGGGGTAAATTTTGGCGTCGGGCAGAATAAGATTTATCTGAACGCACAGTATCGAACCGCTATTGTCGATGCTGTCATCAGCGGTGGGACAGGCGGCAAGCATACGTTCGGACTGCGATGGGACGGCGGCGATTATACCCTTTGGTTTGACGGTTTGAAGGTTGCGAACGGGCATAGCGCCGAACAGTTTAATGCCGGCGCTTATACGATTGGTGTCTGTCCAGATGGCAACGGCACCGATCCGCTGCGGGGCAGCTTCGCGGTCATCGGTCACGCAACTACGGCAATCACCGATCAGGAGTTCTCTGCGTGGCACGATTATGAAACGTCGGAGTTCCCGCTGGCCTGACCCCTGCTA